GCCAAATGGGGGACAGGACATTGGTCTGATCCTGCCAGAATATGCACTCGCTACCGAGCCAGTCGGTCGGCATCGGGTAGGTTAACTGCCCAGCAATCGTGGAGGTGAAGGCTGCGCTCTGAAGGCACCGCGTCTTCCTCACGTACTCCTGCTGGGCGAGGTTCACGAGAGCCAGCATCCGCGCGGTAGAGAAGAATGCTGGATTAGGCTCTATTACCTCGGAGCGGCAGTCACTTACTAATTGAGCCCCAGTTGTACTCATGTATTATCTCACCGCTGTTAGACGGTACGCGGGTGTTCCGACAGCCGCCTTTAAATAAATCTGCTCATAGTTCGAGGACTTGAGATCACGGGTCTCTCCGTGCAGAAGCTGCCCGTGGTTATGGACGCCGTCCCAACTGAAGTAGATAGCGTTCGTCCCGTCATCATTCTGGATGATGAGCTGGGTCGCCTCGATCCCAAAAGCGAATTGTTGGTACGAGGTGGTGAGTGCCGTTACGGTCTGATCTGAATAGAAACCTTGCACAAATGCCATATTAAGCTCCTTTGTTCATGTGAGAATGTTTGTGTGTCATTGCGGTGCTTGCTGGGGCGTGGAAGACGCCGACAGCGGTGGTTGTGGCTGTGTCAGTGACTGCCAAGCACCAATCAGTAGTGGGTTTGCCACATAAAAGTTGACTATGGCATCCGCTATAACGGCCTCTGAAGCATCTTTTCTCGCCAATAGACCCAGCAAATCAAACGACTCTATACCATTCGGTCCTAGTATCTGAAAGGCCGGATTGCCGTTATATCCTAGGAGGTATTTCATCCGCTTGTCATCCGCGTCAGAGAATGCCATGGTAATGGGTATACTAGCTTGCTTTCTGTAATACTGCCACTATAGTGATATGGTTTGTCGGTGTCGTAGTGCTATTTGTAATCGTCCATGCCGTGTTCGCGGTAGCCGCTGGAAGCGGAGGGTTGAAGTTTATGTTCACTTGGTCCTCTCCAGCGGCGGTAGCCAATCCCTGTGTCAAGTCGAATATGTAGCTATTTGTCCCATCCGACAGCGTCACAGTGTACGCGGTGGAGGTGGTGGCCGCAGGCGTTGTAGTTACCATCAGATTTGAGATGTCTGCGAATATCCCAGCGCCTTGGGCCGCTAAGACCGTCGTCGCAGCAGTAGAGGCGGCGATAGTCGTGGCCTTAGAGACAACCTGGCTTCGGCGGTAGGGCTTAACAAATGCGCTTCCGGCATAGTCGCATTGAACGGCTACGGATTGTCCGGCTGTAAGAGAAGGGGCCGTAGTCTGGGCTACCGTTAGGATAGCCAGGCCGTTGGCTGGCGCCGTAGCGGCAGTAATAACAGCATCCAGCACACCTGCGGAACTGCCAGTAACACCCACCTTTAGCGTACCGGCAGCGGCGGTAGCAGTTGCAGACCCGCCAACTTGGGTTATATTTTGAGTCCAGGGTGTGGCGTTTGCCGTGCCTTGGTTGACGGTTCCTGATATTGGTTGAGTTGTAGCACTTCCATCCACTTTAACTGAAACGCCACCAGCTGTCAGTGGCAGGGGTTGATATTGGGCCGTCGCATCAGCCGTCTCTCCGCCAATCACCAACAATGGAACTTCAGCCGTAGACCCGTCGACTATCGTACCGATCACGTTGACGGTATTCGTAATAGTCGTGCTGGCTAGTGTGGTAGGCACAGCGGACTGGTCTGAGGCGATTACCACAGGCGAGGAGTTCGCCATGGTCTTCTGGCCAACAGAGGGTGTGTTCGTAACAAGGGTGGAAAGCGAAGCTATCTCAGTTGCCTGATTGGCCGATGTGGCTGCTCCCGAGGGGAGCGGTAGAGCAGCTGCTGAAACAGCAAATGTTCCTGTTCCTGCATTTGCTATAATAGTACCTGAGTCTACAACAGTATGAAGATTGGTCCCTGTAGGCTGGACAACCATGGTCGTAGGTGCGGTATCAACAACCACGTGTAAATTAGTTCCAGTGGGCTGAACAACTGTCACCGTGTCAGCCGACGTGAGCGCCCTTATAGCGCGAGGGTCTACCTGTATGCCAGCGACATCGATGCCCACGTCCAAGGCCCTTTGAGCGCCGTTGGCCTGCGAGGTGATGTCATTTCCAACCCCATCGCCGAGCTGAACGTCTATCGTGCTCGCAGTGGTTAGGGGGTTGATCGTGACCGTTCCAGAGTCGATCACAGCGTGTAAATTTGTTCCTATCGGTTGTATGACGGTGACGCTTCCTGGCAAGGACACCGGCTGTGTGGTGGCAAGCTGCGTGGTGTTGGTCTTGATCGTGTCCAGGTCGGCTTTGATGCTGTCCAAGTTTCCGCCTGTCTCCTTGGCAGCATTCGGGGCAAGGGCCTTTGGGTTCACAGACAAACCTAATGTTGGATCGACGGTGGCCGTTCCGCCAGTGACACTGGGGTCAGCCACAACCATGGCTTGCCGATGTTGACCGGCAGTTGCCTCGGTAAACGTGTCTATCTTCTTTCCAGGTCCGTCGTTGTTAAGTTGTACGAATGATTCAGCCATGATTTATCCTCTTATATGTGCGATATTCCCAGTGACATTCCCAAGTCCGCAACGGTCGGAGGCAATGCACCCTCCACTTCCATGAACACATCGATTGACCCTGAGAACCAGTCTATTGTGGGGTTTAGCAGCTCGCCTTGTGGAATGTGGTAGAAAATCTGATTGGCGCGAAGGTTGATCGGCGTTCCCCCGCTTATAGCAAACTTTGAATCAGCTCCTGCTGCGAATACCCTGATCCCTCGACAGTTGCCAAACCCTATGACAGACCCAGGAGCACTCAATGATCCCGCTACATAGTCAAAGTCGGTTGTCGGCACATCGGAGGTCAGCCATGGGGACGTGGACTGGCTTACCGGCTGTATGGCTGGTAGGTTGTCAACGTCAACTTGGCCGTCTTGAAAACTACTCATGTGGTCGTCTTTACCATCAACTTATATGATGGCGCTCCATTGATATATTTTAACCAGATAAAGGAAACGTTTGTCTTGTCCAAGATAGTTGATTGAAGGACCTCAACAAAGCCATGGTTGTTGATACCATCCCAGCTGTACATAATCCCAAAGTTGCCGCTGGTATTGCGATTCTGTATGGTGATGTGACGTGATACCATTGGAAATTGGAACGGTTGGTAGCTCGCGGTCAAAGGAGTAATCGTATCATCCGAGTAGAATCCTTGGAAGTTTGGCGCCACGGCCCCAGTCATGGCAGGACTTGACCCAGGCACATTTGTGTCCGTCGAATGACCGGCTGCGATCATGACAGACACGTAATCTCCAGCGCTCATTCCTGTTCCTGACGGAATCGTCGCATCAATCGCTGCTTTGATCTGCGCATTCGTGGACACACCATTCTGAATCTGCACGAAGATGTTGTGGCTAGGGTCGGTCATGACCACTTCATGTCCGGCAAACCCACCACCTGTGTAGGTTATTGTAGGAGCATATCCCCAGCGCTTCGCGGTGTATGTTACGAAGTTAAGTGTTGAGGACGGAAAAATGTAGGTAAGTACACCCATGCTAGCTCCAAGTTATCAATAGATTTTGTTCTTGCCGGTCGCCTGGTCTAGGTCGAACTTGGCCTTGTCACGCTCCAACTTCTGTGCTTCCGTGTCCTTTCTGTGAATGTCCTCAGACACGTCTAAAATCTGCTCGTCCGTCAACCTCTGATCGCCCTTGCGTGCCTCGGCCTCAGTGACATAGCTCTTCACTTTGCTCAAGATCGGGTCCACGTTCGAGAACTCCGCCGCTGGAATCCGAGACAGGAAAAAGTTTGGCCAGACCTTCTGCACTTTGCGCGGCATAGTGAGCCCGCGGGCCATAAGGATGTTTACTACCCGATACCATCCACTCTTCAGGATATGACCTACCGCATCCACACTCGTGCAGACCGGAACAAAACCCTTATCAACTCCACAAATGGAAACGTAACCCTCCACTGGGTCAATGTAGTAGATACCGGCTGCATGGCTGCTGTTCTCCAAGCAACATATCCGTAGCTTCGGATTGAGTTGCCGTAAACACCTCTGGAAGTCTCCCCCGTACATCCCGACCAGTGCTCGTCCCATTAGTCGTTGTGTGCGTCCTTCCCCACCTCATCATTGCCCTGCTCTTTCACTCCGTGCTCTGAGTGGCCTTCCATGTCCTTGTCGTTAGCGGTCAGGTCCTCGATGTGCTTCTTCAGCTCGTCCATGCGGGCCTGGCTCCAATTCGGCTTTTTGACGGGCTTCTGCCCGTCCTGCTCAACATAGGGTTCCATGGAGTGGACGTGAATCTCGGCATGTCCTGGGCCGAACTCGTCCTTCCCTAGGTTGGCATGCACGTGTCCCTTGATTACCAGCTTAACGCGGTCCCCAGGGGCCAGCTTGTCAGAGTCGTGAAGCATGTCGTGGTCAAAGTCAAGTTTCGCTGGCCTCTTGTTCTCGGTGGGTCCAATTTTAGGTTCGTCTTTGTATCCCATTTCTATTTCTCCTTACTGCTGATTTTCGGGCTGGTCCTGCGTCTGCTGGAACAAGAATGAGCGGAATGCGTCCATCGGTCCCATCGTTATCGACTTGTCTACTGCATCGGGTTTCACTGTAGAGGCATTTACAGGAGCCGGTGCTACGGCGTTCTGCACAGCATCTGGGACCACAGTTGCCATCCCCGCGACCCCATCTACACCAGTTACCGTTAGGCTAATACGTTGGCCAGGGGTGATCCCAGCCGGAAGGAGTGCCAATGGAATCTTGGCGGTCCCTTGGTCGGCTTTGTTTGGCTGTTGCTGCTTGATTATATTAGCCAAGCCGGTCAGTGTACCGAGTCCTTGATCGTCCATTGATTTGACGTAATTCTGGTGGATACTGTCTAAGTCCGCCATGTTAGTAGGTATTCAGGTTAGGAGCAGCCGGAGGCGGCTGGAACATGCCTGGGGTCGAAGAACCTACGACCTTGTTCCTCAGCTTGTCCATGGGCATGTTTGCGGCGTTCTGCTTTTTAGGCTTCCCGCTTTGCATCGCAGCGTGCTCGTCGTCTGATGTACCCTTGGTTTCCACGGTGAGCATGTCACCGCAGGACGGACATTTGAACGATACATCCTTGGGTGTGTCCATCATCTTGGTTGCTCCTGGGTTGTCATCCATCATCTGAGGCATTCCGATCTTCTGGAATTCCATCTAGATTACATCTTTTCGCCGTTGCCGTAGTTCTCAACGCCGGACGGTCCGTCGATGCCTTCTTCTTCCGAGTTCATCGCGTCATAGGCAGAGCCTTGATCGAATCCTTTGGGAGAGGGGCCAACGGTGAGTTTTCCACTCCGCAGAGAGAACGCGTCCTTCGTTTGGCTGGGGCTCGTTTCACCTGTTGAGTCTTTCTCACTTGGTTTCTTTTTGTCCATTTTAGTCTCCTTTCTTTCATTTTACATCTGCTGCAAATCGTGAGGATTTTTGACCCGCTACGCAGATCAGGATGATCCTCAAACCTTGGGTTTTTAAAGCTTACCCGTTGCTGGTTCCGATGACTTCGACGGCTCGGTTGGAGTCTAGGATCGGATAGACCGCATAGCACTTCCAGCCAATTGTTCCGTTTAAGTTCAACGGATCGGCCACGCCTGAATCACCAGGTTGGTGAACGATTTTCTGAATCCCTTGGTTGGCAACGTCTACCGCGCCAAAGGCTTCTTTCCCGAACACCCAGCTGTGATACGTAACCGCAGACATCGCGCCTACGCCAGTGAAGATGTTCTGGGACTCTTGGAATCGGATGTTGGACATCTTTCCGAGTTCCCCAGCAAGTGCACCTTCGTGCACTTTTTCGATGCTCACGTATTTGTTCAGTTCGATCCAGCTGGCAGAGTTGCTGTCAGACTGAAGGTCGAAAGACGTATTCGGATGCACCAATCCGTGATACGTCCCATCCTCGAACGGCAGGACGGCTAACCCGCGCAGGTACGCGGAGGCTTTTCGGAAGTCGATGGCGAGGGCAACCTGAGAGACGGTCGCTTCGCTGACTGCCGTGCCCGTATACTGGATCGTCATATTGCCGGTGAGGGCGTTACGAGCGATGGTATCCAGGGACAACCCAGCCTGATAGCCAAGTACATCATGGATAGCTTCAGTGATGTTGTCATACGCTTCCAGCATGAGCCGGTCCGAGTACGCAACATACGCGCCGTATTGCACGGGCGTCGCCAGAATCTTGGTTGACTGCCAGACTTGGCCGTTGGGGTTTACACCTTCGCCCAGGGGCGTGGTGACCGCAGCCTGGTTTACAGGGCGGAGGAACTGAATCTGAGTACCCGTCTGACGGGGAAGGGTTCTCTTCTCAGCATTCTCTTGAAAAAACAAGGAGAACATGAGGCGGGTAAGAAGTTTGCGATCGTAGAAGATCGCTGACGCGTCATTCAGCCCGCTTGTGCTAGTTAAGTTGGGATTTAATGCCATCTTAATTTCCTTTGAAACTAAAGTCTATACCTCATCAAAGTGAGCTATAGTTGTGTGACACAATAAGTCCTTCAAGCTCCATAACGATTGTTTTAGTCATCGTCCACTTATGTTTTCACAGGGCTTATGCTTGTCTGTTATTTTTAAGTGCTCACCGTGTCCAGTCACAACTGGGGGTTTAACTGTAGTGTTTATTTCTTATCCGTATTGACGGGGAAATTAGACTGAAAATTGTTTAAATACTGACTAGCTAGACAATTCCACTTACTGTCTTCTTTCATACCAAGCAATGTATTACAACGAGTGCATAATAAACCACGAATAGTTCCATTTGTATGATCGTGATCAGCAGCAAGAGATTTTGTTAACTCAGTTTGATGTCGTTTACATATAGCACAACAACCCGACTGAACTTGATACAAACGATCATAGTCATATCTCATAAATAATGAACCGTCAGTATTTTTAATACCCAGCTTTTTCCAACTTTTGTTTTGCCAGCTGATCCATCGTTTCGATTGATGATCTAAATTAATGTTCATTACCTAACACTCCTCACTATTAACTAATTTGATTAGTAACTTTAAATTGGTTTGTGCGGGAGCGGCTCCTATTCCAAGGAGCACTTTCAGGCATCTATCTGGATTGCCGCACAAGTGACTGAACTAAATGGTTGCTCGCCATGGATTTGAACCACGCCCTCTAGCTTATGAAACTAGAATGATCACCAGATCACTTGCGTGCGAAATTTTGCCTGGAAGGCGGGACTGACCACTACCCGCAACCTCGCTAATAAAAGAAGCGACTCTTAGGGTTTAGAGTTACTTCCAGGACTTTAATCTTTATTGGTTATTCTGCTGTTGCGCGATGAGCCAGTCGCGCTGCTCAGACAGAGACATTTTCTTGAACGCCAACAGGTGGTCGGTGGGAACGCGTCCAGCGCCCTTTCCTGCGCTCGCCACCGTGCCGCCAGCCGTCTCGCGGCGGAGGGCTTCCTGCGCTTCCTTGGCCGCGTCTTCACGTGCCGCCTTGGAGATGGACTCCCTTTCCTTGGACACCATGTCTGCCACCATCGCCTTCACATCGGCTTCGGTGAACGTCTTGGCGCCGTCATTGGGTTGTCCGTTCTTGGTGTCATCAGTCGCCTTGGGATTCTCCTGCATAGCGATCTCATAGAGCTGATCAAGCACCTCGCTCGCTGGCTTCGTGAAGTCAACGCGGGGGTCGCCCGTGCCTGTGGGCCCCATCGCGATCTTCACGATGTGGGGGTATAAGCGCTTCCACTCTGGGTAGTTCTCCGTGTCCTGTTCTCTGCGCATGCGTTCGATCAAAGTATCTTTGGCTTTCGCTTCGGTGGACGACCGTTCCAACTCTTCCTGGAACTCTGATGCTATCGCCTCGCGCTCTTCGTTCACAAATTTTTCAAGCGCCTCGGGGTTCTTGGCGAGCTCCTTGTAGTCCACCGGCTTCTTTGACAAGCTGGCCAGGAGCTTGTAGGTCTTCTCCTGGGCTTCCTTGAGCTCCGCCATCTCCTTTCGGAGCTTGGCGTTCTCCTGCGAGGTCCGCACGTTCCACTTGCGAAGCTCCTCTGGGTCGTTGGGCTCCTTCTTTTCCTTGGCTGGCTTCTTGCCTGTTTCCGCAGCCTTCTTGTCTGCCTCGGCTTTCTCGGCAGCCGCTTTGTCTGAGGATTCTTTATCGGCCTTCGCCTTTGCAGCAGCGGCCTCGGCTTCATCGCCCTCGGTGCCCGTCTTGCTTTCCGTACCTTCTTGTTCTTTGCCTTTCTCAGCTTCCAGCTTCTCAAGTGCTTCCGCGCGGGTGTTGATTGTTGCTTGGCTCACGCTTGACTCACTGCTATGCTTGATTTCCATTTTAAGTCTCCTTGTTCGTTATCCCATTTAAGGGGCGAGGGGTACTGTCTCCTCACATCTATTCTAAGCCAAGCGCCTTCTTCTCGTCTGCAATGGCCCTAAAGTGTTCAGCGATTCCCTTGGCCGCGATGTGACCCGCGAGCTTCTGGGCATTTATCCAGTTGCGCAGCATCACCACGCCCTGCACCTGGAATATCGCCTTTCGGTGGTCGCCGTCTGGCTCGGAAAAAATCTTGTTCTGGGACTCCTTGATGAAGTTGTCGATGTACTCCTCAACCTTCCTCCACGCGGGGTGGCGCTGCAAGTCCTCAAACAGCGCGCCTGCGTGGGCCTGGCGCTCGAAGCTGTCGAGCTGCAATAGAATCTTGGTCTCCTCTTCGGTGTTGTACTCGTCCTTTGCAGCATCAGCAAATGAATCCATAGTTCTTACCTCCTCAAGTAAGATACTGCATTCAACAATATTTCAGGACTATCATTTGACATCCCAAGAAGTGTATTACACTTTTGGCAAAGGATGCCTCGAACTAATCCTGTTACATGATCATGATCTATCTCATTGCGAAGGTTTATAAATAAACGTTTACAAATTGCGCATTTCCCGCTCTGGGAAGTCAATAAGGCATCAAATTGTTCAATTGAAAGACCATAATCTTTCTGCATCTGATATGCCCTAATCTTACTGCGATTGGATTTCATCCAGTCGCGGTGCCAAGTACGTAGCTTTTCTTTATTCTTTGCAGAGTAAGCTTTCCGAGCTTTGTCTATCTTTGCTTTACGTTTATCTTTGGTTCTATGGTAATATGCACGTGAATAAGCATTTCTATCAGTCATAAAGCATTACGCTTCTTGAGCTCGTCCCGAAGCAGGCTGTAGTCCCTGTCCACAATCTCCTCGGCATTAGGCAAATTCTTGAAAGCCTGAATCATGTCGAGGCGAAGCTTTTTCAGCGTCTCCGTCGGCTCAGCGCGTATGATCTTCTCAGCTAGACTCATATCTGCCATGTTACCTCCTCAAGTAACTTACTTAGACAAACCTTTTATCACTGCTTTGTGCAAGCGTTCTTTCTTGGATGACTTCTTGTGCTTCGGTAAGTTCTTTTGCCCAGGAAATTCATGGGCCCACCGTTTTGCAATATCGGGATGCTTAAGCCACAAGAATCGGCGCTGAGCTTCACTTTGAAAAGGGATTGGAGTATACCTCTGAAAGATAGTCCTGTGCTCGTTTAACAAATCCTCGTTTTTCTATAATGCCTAAACCAGTATTACAACCGGAGCACAGTAACCCACGAATTTTATTTGTTTGATGATCATGATCAACATCAGTCCATGGCTTCTCTTTGCACATGTGACACATTCCAGAATATCGAACAACTAAAACATTCAACTCTGGGGCCGAAACATTAAAGCGTCTCAGATAGGTTCGCGATCTTCGATCAGGAGCACAGGTGCTGCACCATTTTTGATGTGGTGAAGTACTATAGAATGATTGGTGACAATGACGACAATTTGTAAGACGATTATTAACAATTTCTCTCATCTTAAGTGCAGATAATGAACGATCCATCTATTTGGCACCCATTGGCATAGATGCTACACCTGGCACATTAGTATGAACTTGACCTGCCGGACTTGTTACCTGCGGAATAATAGAATTCATCGGAGAGGCGGTAGGACTTCCACCGTTTCCAGCCGCTACGTGTTGCGCTAAAATTGCTTTGCCAGCCACTGCCGTCTGTGCTGAAGGCGCACCAGGAGACGGAGCGCCAGGAGTGGGAAGCACGCCAGGGGCTGCTCCACCAGGACCAGGAGGTGGCGCTCCACTGCCAGCACCGGCTGCCGATTGAGGATTAAGACCGGCTGCACGGATGTCTTTAGAATCAAATCCCATAAGTTCCCAGATTTGTTTAAGAATTACATCTATTGAATTTGGGTCTAACTGCTGTTGAGCCATTGTGAAAAAATTAGTCATCTGCATTACTTTCTGGTCCCTGTTCACCATTTCAGACAACACGGTCATCTTGAAGTTGACGCCAGCTGCCGTCCTGATCATGGCCGGAGACACGATCTCTGGCTCAGGAAATATATGGCCGTAGAATGCACGGATCACAGCAGAATTCGTCAGGTATTGCAAGTCAAGCATGTAAAACAACTGAAGCACCTTCTTGATGCCTTTCGTCTCAATGGCTTTGGCTGCTGTGGCAAATTTTTCTAGGGCCTGCGATACGGCGACCTTAGCGACGCCGACGCCGACTGCGCCCTTGTTGGACTGCATGTCATCGATGTTTCCAGTGAGGGAGGCTGGCACGGTAGCATTGAACATGTCCTGCTGGATCATCTGGGCATCCTGGTATGCGGAGCCAGTTACGTCCTTGCGCTCGAGCCCCTGGACGTTCTCCATAGCATCAACGAGAACGACTCCGCTTGGTGTGGCTGTCAGCTTGTCAATGTCCACGCTCGTGTCCGTGGCTAGGACCTTGTACATTTGGTTGATCAAAAGGTTCACATTATCTAGGCGCTGCCTGCGAACGAGGTTCGTCTCGTTCTGCAAGCTGAGGACCGGCTCAACGAGGCCGATCCCGTACCACTCCAATGGCACCTTGCAGAAGTTCACCTTGACCAGCGGAATTTCCTGATGGTCGAAGGGGTTAGGCACGGCGCGAACCACAACCTGGCGGTTGGCGATGACGATCTGGCAGGGCTCTTCCTTGCCGTCACCATCCAGGTCCCAATGGCCCCAGATTTCCATCAGCTCGATGTCCTTGGACTGTGTGGTGGATATTTCGCCACGGGCAGTCTTCCTCCACTGGCGGGTCTCCTGGTACTTCATGGAAGTTCCCGTTGCCAGGGCCATGTCCTTGTTGCCGAAGTATGGCTGAGGGGAGTCGCAGATTCTTCCGAACTCCTTGCGGTCTAAAAATTTTCTTATGAATACGTACGGGGTGTCCTTCACGTCCGCCTTGTCCTGCTGCGGATACACGTCAAGGACGTCAAGCACGGTGAGCTTGGGTCGGCGTCCCACAATCTCATATCGCTTGGAGGTCTCATAGGTGACCTTCTCCTGGTTTATCCCTTGGTCATCCACGTACTGAAGCTTCTTGGCCTGGCGGTTGACGCGCCATTGCCACTCCACCTCCCAGTCCACCCAGAAGTAGGATGTCCCGTACATCAGGAGCTGCTTCAAAAAGGTCTCGTACTTGTCGTTGAACTCGTTCTTGTCCATCTGGTCGGAGAGCAGCCGCTCGATGTTCTTGGCCACCTCCTCCTCCTGGATGTCATTTGGCACCACGTCGAACATGTTCTCGGTGCCGTTCGTGAAGCTGATGAGCTTAGGCGTGGCGATCTCGATGATCTGGAACACGAGGGGGATGAAGACCTTTGATCGGGTCGGGGTTCGAGTCGTCACGTTGCCATTCATGTACGCTACATATATCTGCCACCAAAGAATTTCATAGGCCTTGCGCCAGTTCTCGCGGATGGTGAGCTCGCCCATGAGCTGGGACACGATCTCCTTCTGCATCCCCAAGCTGTAGCCGTCGGCGCTGTCGCCCTCGGGCTTTGCGAAGCCTTCTGGCGTCATGATCTGAATGGGACTGTCGTCCTGCATCTGATCGATCTGTTCCGAGCCCTCTCGGTCCTCGATCTCTTGCAGTTGATCCTTGTTCTCGGTCAGGTCCATTTATTTCCCCGTTATATAGTGCAGAGCACTAAGAAAGTTTTCTTCGTTTTCTTTGAATAAACCTAATCCACGATTGCAGTTACCGCACAAGAGCCCACGAACTCGTTTCGTCGCATGATTATGATCAATATCTAGCGGTTTAAAGGGCTTTTCATGACAAATTGCACATAAACCTTTTTGTTGCTCAACCATTAAGACATATTGAGCTTGGGTAATTCCGTAGTGTTTGCGTAAATGAGACTCGCGATTATAGTTGTCAAATTTTGCTTCATACTTCTTTTGGTTCTTAGTTTGCCTACTTTTGTAGTATTTTTTATACCGTAAGCGATTTTGTTCCCGTTGATATGCAGCCATCAGTACTTCACGGTCCATCAATTTAGCTGGCATCAGTCATCTCCAAGATTTAATTCAATTTCAGGATATGGGAGTAATTCATTGACAGAACGCATGGCTTTTTTCCTGCTCTTGCTCGGCTTCCCGTAAATCTCGAGGGGGTCAAACCTCGCTTCGCTCGCTCTCTTTCTTGAAACACCACCCACCCTAACCAGGTCATACACTCCGGCGAGGTTCTTAGAGAAACCATAGCGAAGAGCGTCGGGACTATGAGAGTTGTCATGAGCAGGTTTAGTAGAGCCGTTCTTGTCATAGCAGTACCCCTCCATCTCACGAACCAGGTCCTCGCACGTGTCGAAGAATGCTATCCGCTTCTCCTTCAGCAGCTTAGTGATGCGCTGGATGCCGATGTCGACCGAGTGGTCCGCCTGTATCATGTTGAGCTTGCACACGGAGCGCACTTCGTTCATGACGGCCACAGCGGCTGGGTCCCAGAGCGTATACCGAAACTGGTGGGAGTTCAGATATAGGCCGATCTTCTCAGCCAGTTGGCGGTTCTTGTAAAACTGGGTGTAGATGTAGAACTTCTTGCCTTCTGGGTCATACGTGATCCCAAGGACAGACGTGGGGTCAGACCACCCATAGTCCAGGCCCGCCCACTTCGGCCAGTGGCTTGGAATCTCGAACGGCTCGCAGATATGGTCGGCCCTGCTGAACTCTGGGTAGATCAGGCCCTCGATCTGCACGAACCGGCCCTCGAAGTCCCGTTGGAATATGGACTCGTTCATCGTGGCTTTCGCGCGGTCGTAAATTGAGCGGTCGATGTATGGGTTATCAGCCATCGAGAAATTGATAAAAAATAGCCAGGGTAGGAACTTCCGCTGCTCAATCAGGCGGATGTTCATCCAGCTCGCTGGGCTGCCATAGGGCGTCGTTGTCATCAGGAGGCGGCCATGCGGCTGGCCTTGCTTCTGGACTAGGCGCTGGCAGACCTTGTCATAGGTCGTTTCATTACAGAGCGCGGCCTCATCCATCCAGCAGCGCCGCGCGAACAAGCCCTCAACTGCATCCGGCTTGTCAGCGGAGCGTATCCACACGACGCCGCCGTTCGCCAGCTCGATGATACTGTCCTGCTTCTTGTAGGTCCCCAACCCCCTCGGCCAGTACGTGAATAAGGTCCTCAAGGTGGACTGGTTCAAAATTCGGTATGTTGGTCCGAGGATCAGGTAGTCGGACTTGACGCCTGCCTTGATGTCGGCGGCTATCTCGCGGATGAGCCACACAGCCCCGACGGAGGTCTTGCCAGACCTGTGCCCAGCGACGGCCAGTATCTGCTCAGCCTCGGAATCCAGAATCTGCTGCTGTGCCTCGTGCGGCGTGAATTCAGTCTGGCGCGACTCTTGGTCGACCATCTCAGTTCTTGTCCTGGCTCTCCCCCATAATGTGAGTCCTGGGTTTGAAGCACAACTGGGCCAGAGTGGTCAGGCCGGTCTCCAAGTTGACGAAATTGTAGTTGCACACGTCCTGATGCAGCTTTATGGCCTTGCACACCTCTATGACGGCCACCTCTAGACCCAGGATGCGGCCCTCTAGCTCCGATATCTTCAGGTCCGTGGGGTCTCCAAGTGGCTGTGTTCCTAGTCTCGGAACTGATAGTTCTGCCGGTATCTGGCTTTGAGGCTCATCGAAAGGCCACATCACGCATTACCCGCCGTGGAGCCATCGGTCCACGTGACGCCTTGGACGAAGGCGCCATCACTGGGTGTGGAGTTGACAGTCAAGACCGGCTGGTTCCAACTACACCACGGGCCGTAATACTGGACGGGCCATGAAGGGCCCCTGCCACACGTCGGGCAGTGGCCGCAGGACGGGCACGGCTGCGGGGTGAAAGAGGATGATATTGGGTTGAAGTTGTCGGTCATCTGAATCTCCTTGGTTTTTGGTGATTTTTTAAAAATTGACCCTGCCTAAAGTGCGCCTTTCGATCGCCATCTGTCACTTATCAAAACAGCTATAGATGGCGACGTAAACCGCACTGAGTAGGATGAATAAAACAAACAGCTGAGTGGGGATATCACAATCCATATTGATTTATAGAGCTTATTCACATAGGGTCAATTGGGCGATTTGTAGCTGTCACGGTATTTCGCCTAACCCTAGCGTTCCGTACCCAAGAGGCTCCCCCTACCCAGGTTAACATTAAGTTAACAAAGCTTAACCATATAAACTATTGTTAACTCAATACAAAATTGTCAATTAACTTTGCTTTTTCTGTGAGGATTCGGGATGGTCACCATCCGTGAGTGGAGGGTAACCCTCCGCAGTGGTATCTATTGATTGTGGCACTGCCGGATGCTCTAGCCTGTTAATCACCAGCGTCTCTATCTGCAACGTGCCCATGTCGGTCTTTGGCATGTTCGCCAGGTACGGTATCATCTTGACTAATAGCTGTGCCATGGCGTAGTAGCGTTGGTTGCCCTTGGCGGCCCCGTCCAGGAACTTGACCAGGAGCCGCTCATAGTCATAGCCATTAGCGGCAAGTGATTGCAGGAGCCAAAGACTCTTACGGTTCTTGGAACCCAAGGGACGGCCCATAATGAAATCTCTCCGTTATATCACGAGTATGTGAGGTGATGGTGATATTATTTTGGTGTTAAGGTATGTTAAGAATAGGCCTTTACAGCCCTGACAAAGCCATGCTTAACTAAAGGATGGCGATATGACAAATCGTGACCCTCCTCTGCAATATATCACGGCCTTATGACAAAAAACAATGAAACACATTAATAACACGACAAATGAGCATTTCGTTAACAAATCTTAACATGCCACATTATAAGCATTGGCTACCGCACAATGCGATTGCTACTAACGGTCTTTGGGTATAGCCCCATGTTGATGAGGTGACAGGTTACGCGAACTTAGGGATTTCATCCCCGTTCGCTCTCGGCTCGGCGTTTCGACGCCTTGCCTTACAGCCTCGCTTTACGCTCGAAAGGTTGTCCGTCCTCTTACACCTATGCCCGTTCATACGACAAGAATGGCAATAATGATGCGTAAAGACAATAAATCCTCATGACGAAAGATAATTAGCCAAAGGACCCATTGACAATGGGGTGTTTTGGGGCTATAAGAGGGCATGACTAACGAGGGCTTGCACCATATAATCCGTCTGCCTAAGACGTTGCGTAAGCGACGGGCCGGAATTGGCCCGACGTTAAAGGATGCGTGCGAGCGGTGCGGGCATGCGATCCACCCGCTCTGCAATAACGCTAACTGCCAGGACACGCCGCATCCCGCGCCTGATGCGGACATAGAAAGGGGATAACGCATGTTTAATCTGTTCATATGGCTAAGAAGTCGATTCAATGACTGGTTATTCTACAGGGCCTTTGACCGCGTGCCCGTCACTCACTTAGGAGCCATGCTGGTAAAGGATTTCAGAGGCGCGTTGTACTGCGTAGGGTTCGACGAGGTGCGCTTGCGGACGCTCGAAGTGCTGAGGAACCTACCCCGCGACGGCCAATACTTGCCAGTGTTGGCATTGATCGAGCAAATAGAAGCTGCGCATGACTGAACATCGGCGCAACATCTGGGTGACGAATTGTATGGAAGCTAACGCGTGGTACCACCCTCAAGCAAACCCACACTATACGCATGAGCGGGGACCGATGTACGCCGTGATAGCTGAGGCCTACCTGATGCGGTAGGTGACATGTACGTGAAGGAAATCGACGGCAACTTATACGCTGTAGATATCGAAGAGATTGCACCCAGAGATTTAACAAAAGTTGACACGGAAAAATAGGCCTTGCGGCCTTGCCGTTTAGGAGGTATAAGAGGGCATGAGAGAGATAACAAACAAAGGCTTGCGGGCACTGACCACGAGTAGGGAGCGTCAGGAGATACGGGCCGCTTTAAACGGCAAGGAGGACACCATGAAAAACGTTAAGCTACAATATATCGGAAAGATGGAATGGGGCGACAAGTACGGGATTGATTCGCGCATGTGGAACGTGCTCAGTCCGGCCTTGGAAGGGTATCCAACGGGGCCGTTGGCCGGAAAGCCGACATTGACGCTGCAGGGACTGAAAGAGAAAGGACTACTAAGATGGTTTTAACGGGGCTTAGTAAAAACGATCCTTACGTCCTCAAGCCCACGCTGACGGCAGATGGCAGACCCTGGGTACAACGTTGCTTCCTTTGCGCCAAGGGCGTTGATTTCCAGAAATTGACTTCCTGGCAATGGGTGAGGGTAGGGGAGCTTGTGAGGCACGCCAAGTGCCTTCCTGCGCCTTGTAGATGAGGTGTTCAAGTATCACGAAAGAGAAAGGCTAATCATGAATAAATGCGTGTATTGTGGCGAGGAGTTTACAAACTGGGTAGAATACCAGGAACACGAATCACTTAGCCACTGGAACAGAGAGATTCCGTCGCAGAGCCCGTTTGCGGAAGCGGTGGAGACCATACCGGCTTTCCAGGTCGTCGCTAGCGGGCGGCTAGACCTGGCAAGACGCACTTATCCAGGTCCTATGGACGCAATTCCGTCTATGGATTCAAGTTTGTGGTTAAATTAGGTAAGTCATACGAGGAAAAACTACTGGAAAAGCAAGCAAGAGACATTAAGGCCCTTGAAGCGGCCTTGTCGCGCTTGCAAGACTAGCCCTATCCTTCGCTCGTCACTGACGGGCGGGGATGTAGGACTATCAACTAAGGAGGATAGACAATGCCTAGGACACGAAGCGTAGACCCGTACCTCGATCACATAGACTCGTTAAACACGGTTAATTCTGTTGGAGTGCCACGGCCTAGGCCCTCCATAAGTGTGCTTAGCCCTAACCATCCGGCTAACCAAGGTCAACGAAATGACAGCCGTAACTCCGTTACATATCAAGTCAGAGTGCCCGCATACAAGTTCTCTTTAGGATGGGAGCTAGAGGCTAACCGCTGCGCGACAAGAGTGCCAGTCGGAGTAAACCAGATAAAGGACCGTAGTGTAAACGGGGATAGTGCGGAGTACGTGGTTTTGCCGTCCGTCACGAAAGCACCTACATTTGTGCTAGGGCTGTTAAAGGATTTAGTACACGCCCCAAAGCTCAATACTGACAAGTCATGTGGGTTTCATATCCATGTAGGTATGCAAGGCGCAAAGATAGCGACGCTCAAACAGTGGGCCATTGCCACGGAGTCATTGGCCCTAGACATCGAAGACCTAGCGTTTAAGGCCGTGCCGAACGCGCGACATGCTAACCAGTATTGCAGGCGCATTGTCCCCCTTCAAGCGGGCACGCGATTTGTCCAGTTCAAGTCCAATAACGAGAGACGTTACCACTGGCTAAACACTGTCGAGATTTTCCGCCCTGGCGGTATCCGCACAATAGAGATACGCTTGCTAGGCAATACGCATAGATGGAAATACCTATTAGCATGGACGGCCTTCAGCTTGTCCCTTGCGCGTGAAGGCTGGAAATTGGCGCATAAGCCTTTTGACAGCCGAAAAGAGTCAATCAGCCAACTATCAGACTTGCTAAAAGCTATTGCGTCTGACATCAGGCCGCTAGAAAAAAGATATGAGCCTGTACCTACATGGCTGTATAGCCAGCTCAAAAACCTAGGTATTGAGTTTTCAGCCTTCGATAGGCCGCTAAAGACGCTAACGAAAATGGAAAGCAGAATCAAGGGCTGTTATGTCGTGCCGTATTCCGACGATCAAAGAGACGTGCCTAACGTCAATGAGGATGAGGACTACTGCGCGTGCGGCTGCGGGACTGAGGGACGCTGTGACTCGCAAATGCACGATGACGGGGACTGTGAGTCTAACTCCTGCTATAATTGCCATGAAAACGGGGACTGTAACTCTAGGTGTTGCGAGAATTGCCGAGAGTCGGCCCATAGCGACGGTGAACTATGTAGCTGGAATGATTGCCGACGCTGTGACCAGATACGCGCTGAGCAAGAGGGAGAGGAAGAGGCCGCGAGTGTTCCGGTTATATTCAGTGACCTAGAAATGAATAGACGCGCTGGCCTGACGTGCGACACACACGAAACAGCCCTAAGTGCCGAACGTGATCATAGAATCCGGCAAGTTCTAAACAGTCCGGACCTTTCAATAGACGATGTATTGCAAATGCAACGTGCAGCAGAAAGCCGTTTAACAGAGGATGAAAATACAATGAGTCTTGACCGCTCATCATTTCGAGGGGGGCACTAACCTATGTGTGGACTGGTGGCAGGAATCGGCAAGCTAAACAGTAACCGAATTAAAGCTTTGCTCTCAATGAATGAGGACAGAGGAACCGACAGCGTTGGCATTGGATACATTATGGACCATAAAATCCGAGTGGCAAAGGTGGCCGAACGCCCATGTGTAGCGGTTAATCTTACGATTGCTAAGGAAATTACAGAAGCAGCGGTATCAGGTCTTTTTATCGGACACACGCGACAAGCGACGAAAGGAGAAGTATGCACGGAAAATGCCCACCCATTCTTGATGGACGGCATAGCGTTCGCGCATAATGGGATTATTATAAATTATGCCGACTTCGGGGACTACAAGGTAGACAGTCAGTCCCTTATCCACGGTATCAAGGCAAAAGACTTTAGCAAGTATAAGGGCGGCATTGCGCTTATATGGATTGAGGACGGGAAGCTAAAGGCCTATCGTTGTGGCAATCCCCTCTATCGGGGGAAGCACAACGGGGTCACATACCTTGCCAGCGAGGATGACCAGCTAGAGGCGATCGGATGCAATCATATCAAGTCGTTAGCTGAGGGAATGATTTATACTTTCCTCAGTCCGACTCAACTTATGACGGAACGCGTCAAGAAAAATGAAAAAGGTTTTGCCTACAAGGGCATGTCATGGGAAGACTACAACTATACGGGACACAAGACCCTAGCCCTCAGCACGCCTAGCAAGGATATAACGGCCTACTGTGATCACGGTATACACTACTCGCAAAAGTGCTTTACGTGTGACGAGTTTCCGGCCCTGAGGGAGGACTTCCACACATGGAAGGACGAGAAGAAAAAGCAGGAGTACGTTGACTTCTGTGACATGTGTGGAAAGAAAGCAGAGTTAACCGAGGGCTATTGCTTAGAATGCATTACATACCTTGATGATAGCACGAGCAAAGACTTACCGCCTATGCCGTCACGCCGAGAGGTGCAATAATGTGTCCGCCTGACGAGCATCGCTGGCAATGGTTCCGAGAACGGGAAGGCGTGATAGAGTACGTTTGCATGAACGCGAACTGTGGGGAAGTTATGACGCAATATATAGACACGCAAGGCGGCTAAATGGCTAAGCCATTCATCTTAAGCGATAGAAGGCTAACACAAGCGGAAAAAGTTTACTCATGCTGTTACGGAGGGTAGTCTGATATCACAAAGAAAAAAGACACGGCTAGAATCGAAAGCAAAAAACTAAACGAAGGAGGATAAACGAAATGCGCAACATTGATGCTGTCATTGAAGCGAACAAAGCGGCGGGCGGGGCGTTCTTTGACCACCGGACTGTGCTGTACTTTAAAAACAAGGTGCTTCCGACAATGTACGGAGAGAAGTATTTCATCTCCTACGACCTGACAGAAGACGGGCAAAAACTGTACACGGTGCGCCAAGTGCTGTCGCACGGCCTTATCGGTCACGTCGGCGAGCGGCACGCCTACACCTCGAAGGACGGGGCACGCGCAGCAATCGCCAACCTCATGGGTGCGCGGTTATAGCCTAACCACCAAGAGGTCACGAGCAGGGGGGGTGGAACCAATGGAGCAGGAGGCAGTTTCAACAGGGGATGATAGGCAACCGTACCATATTGTGGATGGGAACATATTAACGCAAGCAGAATGGCGGCAAAAGTTGAGGGACGCAACAGAACTGTTTGAACTATTCAAACGTGCGGCATACCTTGACCACGAGCTGTAAGAAGTAGAACCCACAACCATAGAGCCGAACTACTGATAGGCTAAGTCTGATACTAGACTTAGCCTGTCGGCATTATGGTTAAACATCGACTGTCAAAAATCAATCCTGTCACCGCCCCTATGACTGGCGGCACGCCCTGACCATCGACCATATACAGCCCATAAACAGGGGCGGGGCCGTTCGAGATATACAGAACATGGCCTTAATGTGCTTAGAGTGCAACCGACGAAAAGGTAGCACGTCGGAGTGACGCGCTAGTACGCAACGGCTGTTAAGATTTATTAAGCTCATCAAGAGGTCGAATCCGTGCGCCTCAACGCAATCTAACGGAGAAAAATAGGTTAAAAATGTCCGGTATCCGATTTTAGGTGGAAATCAGTTGATCGATTTTTCACTGAGGAGATAGAAAATGCCGTGGGTGTCAACGCAGTAAAATTAGGCCTTGACAAAACCAGTTTCTAATGGTAGATTCGAAAGGACCTTATGAAAAGAAACTACTCGTTGCAGGACGGCGTCCAGCAGGAAGTCATATCAATGATAAAAAGGAGGGTCGCGCCTGGCACCCCCGTCAGCAAGAGGGACTTGCAGATTGCGTATAAAGCTGTGCGGGCCAACGCCATTGCCGATACCTTGTTCTGGAAGCGCCTGTATATCACCATTGAGGAGGTATAGAATGAAAAGATTACTGCCGTTCTTGTTCGCGGCGTATTTCACGATCGGACAGAACCACAACTTCCAGCTCGGGAACGGGGAGAGCTACGCCTTCTAGATCGACCAGCCCCTCGTGGGCTCGTTGAGCCTGAACCCGTCCGTGTCGTTGGACAACAACACGGGATTCAAGGACAAGGCCGCCAACGTCGACCTTAGCTGGGAGGCCACGAAGGTCCTGACGTTCACGATGGGCGCGGGGTATGACAAGTACACGTTGACCGGTGTCGCGCCAACAGAGGACGGCAACGTCCACACTTCCATCAAGATAAAAGTGTGGTAAAGGAGGCCTAATGATAACCAAATTGATCTTGCTGGGTACGTTACAAGTGACAAGTTACTGCCCCAGGCCGCAGGAGACGAAGCCGGAGTGTACGTCCAGGAACCATTGCCGCACCTCGATAGACGATGGGGTCACGCGCTTCGGCGTGGCGGTTTCGCAGGACATGCTCAAGGACGGTCGCGTCCACTACGGCGACCCGATATACATCGACGGGTACGGCTGGAAGATTGTGAACGATTGCATGAATGCGCGGTACAGGAACAGCGTGGACATAATGGTCATGAGCCACGACGAAGAAAAGTATGTCGGTGTACGGCATTTGTATGTTTACACTATCACTCCACCAAAAGCTGTGCCAGGAATGGAAAGATAACCAGAAAGGAAAGCTATAATGAACTGGAAAAGTTACTCGAAGAAAAAGACGACCCCAAGCCGACGGTCGCGCAAGGGCCAGCGCAACACTGTATTTCAGTATAACTACAAGCTGCGATCGCGGCTGAACCGCGAGAAGAGGTCATTGCGAGAGGACCTTAACAATGGTTAACAAGCGAAGATTTTATGAAGAAATCATACCAAAAACGTCCTATTTGTCATAAATCTCC